GGGTAGTTTGCTGACGGAACTTTCCCTGTGCTTGTAGCAAACTGAATATCGTCCCAAACTGACTCATCAAGAACTATTGTTTTATCTGTTCCGCAATCAATTTGCAAGTCAGACGGAGCTACTAAGGAAGTATCTATTCTGCCTACCGTTCCAGTGTAGCCAACTGACATATCACTTCCTTCCCCGACTATAAAATCGTTGGTATCTGATAGTAGACTTATAGTCCCAGAAGTATTGAGGTTTTCATCGTTAAAAGTTATCGTTCCAGACGAGTCTGTTATGGACGCACTCTCTAGTAACATTGTGGTGTCCACTGTGAGGTGTGTTGCAGTTACCGTGCCTGTTGCGTTTACATCATCAACAGCTACATTTCCTGCTATATCAATCGCTCCAGCACTCTCGGTAATAATAGAATCGATAAGTGTATTTCCTGTATCGGCTTTAGGTATTGCCCCAGAAGTCAATGTCTTTGCAGTAGACGGTGTTGTCACTATCTGGTCTGAAGGCGTGTTTACAACACTAATTATTCTAGTATCGGTAATTGTTCTTCCTCCATCGCCACTTCTTCTATGGCGTTCATTGCATTCTCTAAGTTATCTTCTTTGCAATAAAGGTATTTAACACCCTTTGGCGTGTCGATATACGCTTCTATGTATCCGTCAACATCAGGTTTAGATTTATAGATTAGTTCGTTCATGTTATTGTGTAACTCGTTATGTAGTTATTTGAATCTCTGACAATCGCCCATACCCTTGTGCCATCATCGATACCTGTGATGAAATTACTTGCATTGCGAGTGATTGTGACGGATGCTGGGTACTTAGGGGCAACAACTACGGAACCTTCCACATTAGTAGGGACTGTTATCTCTTTACTGCGTATTACCATGCGAATAGACGGTAGTTAGCCGTTCCTCCTGTAGACTTTATATAAACAGAACTCTTTCCTCGTACGTTTAACGTGATTTCCTCATTTGCTTTAATTGTTCCAGCAAGAGTGGCTCCGTCGTAGGAGACTTGAATTGGATCTGTTGCGTGGTCATTTACTATTGAAATAGAGTTCATACCATTTCCAAATACTTTTTCTATATAGAGATTAGTGGAGGTTCCTTCTAAGTTGTAACTTATAGGACCCCCGGCAATTTCTACTTTATTTAATCCTTCAAATGTCATTAAATAATTTCATTTCCACATTTCTGACAAACATACTTAGGCTTTACTGCTTCAACTGTTACATTCTTTATTATCGCATTTATAACTTCTTTGTTTACATACTTAGGTTTTTCTATTTCTATCTCTTTTTCCACTATCTTGGGAACTATTTTTATTTCTGAAACTTCTACTATTTTTCTACGATACACAGGCTTTTCATATTCAACTTCTTTTGGTTTTAATATAGGCTTAAGAACTTCAACTTCTCTAAATATAGGCTTTGCTATATCTATATCGTGGTATCTTGGAACGTCAACTCTTTTTTCCACTTCTATCCACTTAATCTTTTCTACTTCTACTATCTTGTCTACATAAACTATCCTAGGGACTTCATATATTTTTTCTACGTACTTTGGAATCTCTACTATTTTTTCTACAAACTTTGGGACTTCAACTATTCTATCTATTAGACGTTCCGTTACCTTGGTTGTTACGTTATCTTTAGATTTGGCAAATCCCATTTTAGTCCTCCTGCATTTGAAATATTACAGTCGGAACTACGGCATTGACTGAATTGTTATTTGTTATAACAATCTTTATCCACTTTGTCGGAACCGGAGTGAAGCTCCATATTCCTGTGGTGTCTGCATTAGCTGCGATTGTGTTAGAGGCTGGTGAAATAAATGTTCCGTCCTCTGTTGGGCAGGCGGTATATGTAATACTGAAATCAGGTGAAGTACCTGTTACTGCCGTTACTGCAACGCTAAAATTCTCTCCTCTGCCTATATTCAAAGCGCCTGATGTGAACGAGCCACTGGCCGCGATCGATGCCGCCGTTATCTTCCATGCACTCATTATCTTGTTTGTCATTTGTTTCTCCTTAGTTCGTTAACATCTTGCCCCATACTTCTGGGGTTGTTATTCCGACTGCTGTCGCATTTGCTACTCTTACTCTTATATAGGGCAGAGCATTACTGAGTGTTACTGTTTTTGCTTGGTCTGTACCTATTCCTGTTAAAGACGAGGAATCTAGTGTAGCCCAATTTATTCCATTGACCGAACCTTCAATAGTAGCCGCAAATCCATTACCAGCTCCTACTGTATTATATGCCCAAATGGTCTTCGTTAAATACTTGTCTAGCGAACTCCAATTCCCCACTACTGTAACTGCCGCTGAGGAAGTTATCTGAGTACTGGCTTTCATAGACAACTGACTCGGATCAGATAACCCTGCGAAACTAACTCCACTTAAAACTATTAAACACAAACCAATCAATAAATTCTTCATGGTATCTCCTTTCTAGTTTTCTTCTATCTTTGCAATAATATCGCAAACAGGGACAACATAATACTCAATATTCCCATCATTTATAATATTGCTCCCAAACCTGTTAAATACAACAACTTCACCCTCCTTAAACTCGCTTTTTTTTGATACTAAAACAACGCCCCTGTCAGGATAAACCTGTCTTACTAATTCTGAATTACCGCCTGATGCAAGTATAAGCCCGCTCTTGGTTTTGTCTTCAGGATACATTGGTTTCAGTATTATGTTGTCACCTATTGGAAACATTTTCTCTATATCCCCTTTCATCCCAGCAAGTATTTCTATGGACCCAGCCTCCCCTTTGCCATCTTGCGTCTTTCTTTCTTAAAGCAAGCCCGCAAACTTTGCACTCGTACAAAGTTCCCTGGAAACGCCCATCCTTGGTTGGCATATCCCCTCTATTCTTTTTCATCAGTTAGTTATCCACCAGACTGATAAAGGCATAAGATATAAACCACTCTCATCACTCTTGTATACTTTGTATAAGTCACCTGTTCTCATATTCCTTACAAATATTCCCCATGAATAATTGTGGGATTCATTGATGTTTTGTCCGACATTACCAAGTGTAACAAACTTGTCATCTATAAGAGCCAGTTTCATTCCATCCAATAACACTGGTATTTGTTGGGCTAAAACATTAGCACTCAGTGCAGTTACTAATAACGCACTAAGTATAAACTTTTTTAACATGTATATTCCTTTCAAACTCTAGGGAGGGTATTTTTAATGTACCCTCCTTCAAGTAATTAAACTACGGCTCGAACGAAACTGTCTTCCATGACGTGGCATTCCACACCTGAATTTTCTTTGAGGTCGAATTATAATAACACGTACCCTCTTTAGTCGCGGTTGTTCCTATAATCACATTAGCTTCCGCAGTAGTCTGTGGTTTTAACTGCACTACGCCTTCTACGGTGCTTGATAATGTTAGTAATCCACTAACAGTAGTGGCACCAAGAACTGTTGCGCCGAAGGTACTTGTTCCAGTGATAGTTATGCTATCGGCAGCTAAATCATCAAAATTTGTTGTGCCGGCATTACAGGCAACAACTAACCCTAAAACTATAATTACCGCTCCTATTAGCTCCCATCCAGAAAAAACTTTTTTCACTTAAATCCCCCCTTTATTAAGGTCTGGTTTTTTATAGGAAAGCCAGTAAACCTTGAAATAAACTAGGCTACACTCCGTCTGATCCATACATCCCGATCGCCTGTTCGTATCCAGCCGAAGCCCTAAGTGTTACTTTGACTTTTGCATCGCCGGTGTCAAAGTCATCGCTCCACTCCATAGTCGGAGCCTGTCTGTCAATATACTCCATGCTATGTTCGTCAGCCTGCAAGAACCATGCCGTTGTTGAGGACAAATAAGGAACATCAACTATCTGTAATCTCTTTTTCAGCACGTTCACATCGTTGTTTGCTGTCCCTGATTTCTGGTCCGAATCAAGAATAACTCTTGCTGTCCATTCAAGGTCTGAAGGGATAATGAGTTTCTTCTCTACCAGCATGATAGGAACACTATGAGCATCTTTCTGTTTCCTTAGAAGCGTTATCATCGCCTCTAAAGATGTGTGAGAAAGAGTAGCGTCAGTTGACGCCTTGTTGGCGTATGTCCCACCTGAAGCGAATGGGTGATTCGTGGCAAACAGATAAGAACCGTCTCCACCTGACTGACCTGAAGCTGTATAAGCTGCAAATCCGTTGTTCAGGACATCTGCGCACAGAAGCTCCTGTCTTATCTTGACTGACCTTGCAAGGAATTTACCCAACTTTCCTTCAAACACGCTATACAGGTCATCATCCCAGCATTCACGCGTCACCCTTCCACCCTGTCCAAAAGTGATATTCGTGAACGTGGTATCATATCCCTGTGTCAGTGAATCATAGCTAACTGATGATCCCTCATTCTTTTGAGGAGCTATTCCCATTCCCTCTACTCCGCTTGCTTTTTCATACTGTTTTTTAGACTTTACAGTATTCATGTATTGAGTATAAGTTACTGGAAACTCCTTATACTTCAACGCTATAACATTCATTAAACCAGGAGCCATAAAATCTGCAAAAGCTCCACTTAACATTGTTCCCATATCATTCACTTCCTTTCTTTATTTAAGCCACCGTGCCATAGGCATGTGCTATTGAATTAATCTTCCAAAACTTCATCTGGTTAGAACCGACTGCTGAATCTGCTCCTGTAACAGGATCTTTTGAACACTCGCCAATGCACTTGAACAGGTCATAAGTATGAGATGCAGTATTCACATACTGTGCTCCGGTTGCGCCTGTTAAGTCAAAGCAAGCACCTGCTGACCTCGTTGTGTAACTATCAGCCAACGCACCCGTAGAAGCCATAGCTTCATATATCATATTCGGGTCGTCATAAACATAAATCGGGTCACCAACAGTACTTGATGTGCAAGGTGTTGCTGCTACTCCGAGATATAGACCTTTTGTCGTAGTCGAAGTGGCTATTGTTACCCTACCTGCGCTGTCAAGCGCCACAACATCGTTAACACCTATTGTCTGCGAAGCAGCCAAAGGATACTTTCTAGGTGTCGGGTCATCTCCCATCCCTTTCATTACAGGTTTAAAACCGTATCTTGCCGTATTAGCCATGAAATTCGCCTCCTATCTTTTTTATGCTATTGTTCCGTAAACATGAGCGCCACTGGAAATTTTCCAGTATTTCATCTGATTTGAACCTACCGCAGAATCAGCTCCGCTTGAGGGGTCTTTAGCGCATTCACCTATGCACTTAAATAGATCCTCTGAAGAAGCCGCGGCATTTACATACATTTCGCCTGTAGTTCCTGCAAGATCAAAACACGCAGCCCTTGAACGAGTGGTATAACTGTCTGCTAATGCTCCCGTCGAAGCCATAGCTTCAAAAAGCATATCCGGGTTATCCCAAACGTATATAGGGTCACCTTCTGTTGCGGAAGTTACAGCAGATGCCGCAACGCCTAAAAGTTCCGTAGAACTCGCAGCTGTTGCAACCGAAACTCTGCCTGCGCTGTCAATAATAACTGCATCGCCTATTGCGATAGTTGCTGCGCTTGTAGCGGGATATTTTCTTGGATTAGGGTCTATTCCAAACCCTTTCATGACGGGTTTGAACCCGTATCTTGTGGCATTTGCCATTCAATATCACTCCTTTCGTCTTACTTCTTTGAATAATCGCTTATTAGGTTGTCCATCTCCTCGGAAGTTTTGTTGGATAAACCTTTCATCCCTTCTCTGGAAATCCTATCAAGCGCGATTTTGTGTCTTTTCTCAAAACCTTCTGACCTTTCTCTCGTGAAGTTCATCTGTCGTTTTTTAGCCGCGAGCCAAGTTTCCATTCGGCAGCAAGTCAATACAAGATCACCAGTAGAAAAATAGGATTCGTTGGGCGTATCATCCTGCTCAACTGTCATACCCGCAAAATCAGGGTGACGCTTATCGACTGTATGCCAAATACCCTGGACTCCTGATCCCATCTTAGCTTTCATCCTCCACATAAACTGATAGTTCGGGTTCTTGTTGTAAACATCCAGAATACTTTTATCAACACTGGACAACTGTTGAACTTCAAGAAACGGCTTATATTCTGGTTGTTTAGCGATATTTTCTTTCGGAGTTTCTTCAACTCCAAGAGCAAGCTCTTTGCTTTCGACATTCAAACCCCTGCACGCATCGCACTTTTTAGTAGCCGGGTGCGTTGCTGTGAACTCCACTCCGCATTTACAAACTTTTTTATATTCTTTACTCATGATATTACAAAGCTCCTATTCTTTACAGATTTGACCATATTGGATATTCTCCTTAGGTCATCAGGAGATTCTACCCCTGATTTTTTAAGAACCTCTAACTGCTCCGGTGAAAGAGAAAGTTTTTCAGGTTCCTGGGTCTGGGACGCCGTGACGGTGGCCGTTGATAAAGCGCCGGTCTTTTTAATGTCTGTCATAACTTCTTTTTTTATCGCTTTCTTTAATTCAGGATACGCGTTAAGTATAACCCTTGAACGGGCTATCTCAAGTACTGATTTAACATGATACGGATTATTCATATCGTACCATCCTTTTCGCTCCTGATTAACAATATTGTTTGCCTCATTCCATATGGGATTATCCTGATTAGGCGCGCCCTGTTCATTGAATAGGTCAGGGAATTCAGTTTTTATCTCATTCGTTATCTGCGTCTTTACTGCTTCCTGTGACTGAATACTCCTGAACTCGCTCAACGCTTCACGCTTCGCCTCATCTTTGACAAGCATATTCATCTGCTTAATAGCATCTGTATCGCCTGCCGCGGCTCTCATAGACAGCTCGTCATATACTTTTGTCATATCGGGCTTTACTTCCTGCTGTCTTGGGCCGGTAACGTTACCCATATTATCAACTTGCACGTAAGGCATAACACTTTCAAGAAGTTTTCTTGTATAGGCCTCCGCTCTATCTCTCTCGGACTGCAACCGTCTTGCTTCCTGCACCCTGTTCTCGTATAAAGTAATAGGAACATTTTCAGTTCTTGGCTCTACTGTCTGTTCATTACTAACCACTTCAGGCGCAGTAGCGTTACCATCAGTCACGCCAACATTTTCACTTGGCGTAATTTGTGTATCAGATGTAACTTCCGAACTCGGAGCAGTTACTTGTTCAGTAACCGGAGCCGACACTTCGGCAGTTCCACCGATCGCTAATTCCGTTTGTCCTGCCATGATGTTTTTCCTTTCTTTGTAATATCAAACTTCGGCATCTTCTTTCATTTTTTCAACGAACGCAAAAATTTCGTCTATCCCTAAAATGAATTTCTGGTGTCCATGAGCTGTTATTGCTGAATCAGCGTCTCTAAAATTCAAACTTCCAAGCTCCGCGAAAGTTTCTCTTCGCTGCTCCTCAAGATACGTGACACACTCTTTCCAGAACTGCGTATCAAGGACTTCTGCTAATTCGGCCTTGTTCATGTGTTCCCTCCTGTCGGCGTTGCGCTTTCCACAGTTCCCTTTGCTACATTCTCAAAAGTCGGCATCGACCCCCCTGTAACTGCATCGGGTCCGCTTGGAGAATTAGGAGCCGTGAACGCATGATTAGGGTTTTTTGTTTCAGCCATCGCATTGGGATTTGCCGTGCCTGGCGCCATCTGTTGACCCGGAAGAACAACCCAATAGTCCTGCGGGTTTTCCTTGCCTGATTTTATCATAATGTCGTTGAACATCTTGTAAGTATTCGGCAATACAAGCTGCCCGTATTCGTTAGGAACGGGAGCTGAAAATACTTTCATCGCCAAATCCATGATCTGCATATCTTGGTTCTTAGAAATAATATCATCTTCAAGTCTTGTAAACCCTACTATCTCTATATCGATCCCGTCGGTATAAATATCTTCCACGGACACTTCATTGAAGACGATCTGTCCGGTGAACGGGTCGCGCACATCTGTCAGCCACGGAGCTTTCCTGTGGAATAGAGCCATCTCATAAGCAAACTGGAAATACTTCGCGTAAATATTCCTGTCAATACGCCTGAATATCATCCTTACAGACTTAATGGCTTCTTTCATCATGTAAGAAACTTCCGTGGCAGATGTTATCGGAGTTGTCATATTTCCGCTCATAACGGATTTAAGTCTTGAATTTCTCTGCGCTTCTTCCTGAATAGCAGCGCAATGTTGCATGGCTGTATTGGCCGCCTCCATAGGAGGCCGTATAAAATCAACAACCTTTCCTGCTGATGTAGGGTCGCAGTTCTTCAGGTCAATTCTTCCATGAGGGCGTATCTTTAGTTGTGACGGGTCTTTGAGATATTTCGGATTAGCAACTATCATCGCATAAAGACCTAGAGTATTTAAGTCAAGAGCCTGATTTCTTCTTGTGTTGAACTCTCTTGTCGATTGCTCAAGCATTTCGCATACACCGATACCGTAAGAGGAATTCCTTCTTGGAACGAACGGAGATATTATATACGGCGGTTCATCATAAGGTGTCGGCTGAATTCTTATTACTTCTTTCTGGTTTGCGATAGTCACGATACAAAGTATTTTTCTGTTTGCATATTCCGGAGGAACTCCGTCGTCTTCGCTTAATTTCAATGGAATATGATGTGCTTCAAGTATCTCTACTTCTCCGTCAAGTTGAAAAATGTTTTTATTTTGTTCTTTTGTTGCAGAGCCTGCAGACGAAGAAGTTTGTATGTTCGCTGTCTGTATCTGGTCAGGGAGTGTTGTCTCCATCGCCTTCTCGATATTCCCGTAGAGTTGGTATTCTCTGGCTTGGTTCTTTATAACATCCCACGGCAATACCGACTTCTCGATTATCCATGATACTTTATCGCTCCTGAAATAAAGGTTGCGCGGATCAACAGGCTTGAGAGCTGTCCTCTCTATATTGTTTACTTCATACTCCATATACTGTTCTGAACGTCCCGGTATAGGCATGGAATAATTGCCGATATTAAACATAGCAGGTCTTTGTTTTCTGACTATGCGTTTATCTTCATCAAGCTGGACGCATTTTTTGAAAGTGAAGTTTCCAAACATCACTCCGTAGCGAATCCCTATCTCTGAATTATCTTCCAAAGAAGTTGCAATAGAGTCAGACCAGAGAGCTGATTTTATTTTCTCGTAAACAATAGGCGGAGCTTTTACTTTATTAGGAGAAGGCTTGACATCAAATATCGGCTGAACGGAGAACACGGCATCCATGATAACGGCCACCCAATCCTCAACTGAGTTCCACATCATGCCGGTATTGATAGTAGCAAGTGTCTGCTTATCCTGGGCGACATAAGAAGACTGATACATCTTTTCCCATAGTTCCCACTTTTCAACCTGCGCATCGTGTTGTGGCTTGACCGAGTTCAGTCTGTCCATCACCGCATTAAACACTTTCTTCCTTAGGTTCTCATTTTCTAAGTTGAAAGTTCCGTAACTCTCTTCAGAAGATATTTTTTCAGCAGTTATTAAATCTTTATCTTGAAGTGATTCGCTCATTTTTTATTTCCTTTTAATTGTATTGCCATTTTAATTTATCTTTCCGTATATCTGGCGATAACCTGTTACTGAATCAATGTCCATCTTTATTTCCTGCTCTATCTCTTCCTGTTCCTGCTCGAACTTTTCAGAAAAAGTATCTTCCATAGAGATGCTGAACGCCATGACACACGCGTCCGCGCTGTCAGGTGAATGTCCTATTCGTTTCTTGAAATCTTCTTTCGGCTCCATTATCATGATACCTTTTCGGTATTCATATTTACGTGCGGCGAGTTCGTTAAACAGTTCATAGTCTTCCGCCATTTGAATATCGCCCTTTGCTATTTTATCGCACACCTCAAAATAAGTTTGCGTTCCTGCGTTAGCAAAATTCCTGTCAGTAGCCCTGCCTCCGAACCTGAAAGTAATAACCTCTGTATCGCAGTTATAAGTTTTATTGAACTCCGGAAGATACCGCTCCAGTGCGTCAATAATAGCGATACCGAAACTTCCTTCGTCAACAATAATATATTTTGGTTTTATTCTCTTTATCATGTCAAATGCGATGTCCTCGGTTTCGTTTGTGGCTTTTCCGTAATACTGTTTTTTCTCTAAAGTCTTGCCGCCGTCAACAGCATAAAATACTGTAGAATCGTTTCCTTTTCGTGCGGGGTCAAGACCTATAACTTTGATGCCTTCTTTTGGTTTTTCGTTCGTTACCGACCTCTCAAGCTGTGTGAGCGAGACCATGGAGTTGATAGATAAGTCCGGGAACTGGCCGAGAACTCTGCCTTGGAAAAGAGGTGAGTTTTTACCCCAGCGTTTTTCTTTGTCTTCTACCCATTTGCGGCCTACCATGCCGGGGACGATCGTTTTATTTGCGATGTAATTAGGTGAGTCGTAACATGAAAAAGAAAAATGTTTATAGGACGGATCGCGGAATATCTGGTAGAAATAGCAGTCCGTGCCGAGCGGGTTTCCTGCAACATACAGCTTTGAGTTCTCCGCGGTAAGAATACCTTCCATCTGTTCAAAGATAGAGGCTTCCATCGCCTGGGCTTCTGTTGCTAAAACCAAAATGTTTGCTCCTTTGAACCCTTGGAACTTACCAATTGTATTGTGCGTCTCCTTGGTTGTGAAACCGATTGCATACCAATCGTCCGAAATCCTCAACTCCTGTTGTTTCAGTTTGCCACCTATTGGTATCCTGCATCTGTGATAATATTTCCTTATTTCCCCCCACACAATATTTGACACCTGCCTCATTGACGGGGCAGTTGTTATTACTATCGACGGCCTGTGACACAATAAGAACCATAGACTAAGAACTCCTGATATGAAATCTTTCCCCATGCTATTGTGGAGAACCATAAAGTCTGATCCGAGAAATCGTTGGTTCCCATCAATAACAAATCCATAATAATCTCCTATTCCTAAGTCTTCTATCGACCTAATTGCCGTACAATTTAAATCTCTATTGCCTGAAACACACAATGGTCTTTTGCGTAATAATCTTGATGGCAAATCACATAAGCCTCTGCCGATATAAACTCTATAATAAGTCCCTTCAGTATGAGATCCATCTTCAAAATCTGATGAAACATATTTTTCGTTAATACTCGCAAATACTCCAAGAGACCTTGCAAGAACGAATATTTGCTCTGCAAGTTCTTTGCGTTTTTGTATAATTTCATATCCGCCTCCTTGCTCATGTCTTGACCCATCTGAATCTATCATCCCTGCCAAAAGTTCCAATCTTTGCTGTCTTGAACCTGTCATATAAATATCCGGTATACATTTATTATTAAATACTCCTAAGTCCCGTAATTTCCCAAGAAAAGGATTGCGTTTTTTTCTTGCTGAAATATTATGGTTTCTACCGTTCTTATTATTCGTAAACTCACATCCGATAGTTTCTGTATAATTTTTAAGTTCGTCAAGAATTTCTTTATCAATATTTGCAAAGTCGGAAGTTGTTTTACATCCATCTCCAAGCCAAATGCCAAAAATATACGCTGGAATTGGAAGTGATTTTTGTTCATATTCAACTCCAACTCTGAACCCGGCGTATCTTCGTTTATGATGTGATCCAAGTTTGAGAAAATCTTTAATACTAATCTCAATGATTTTATCTTTAACCATTTTTCCATGATTAGACATTCCCTTAAGGCAGAGTATATGAGACTCGTTATGTATATATTCTGTTCCATCATAATAAGTTACTCTATACATCCTTTCCTGTCCACGACTTAAACTTAAAACTTTTCTAGGAGAAGAGTCATCGCCCATAATCAATTCGCTTACTTCAATATCTTCAACTTTCTTAACTCTTCCGTCTGACATAAGAATTTTTGTGCCTTTACAAAAACAATGGCCACTCTTGACTGCAACTCTATCGTTCGTAAGAAAAGCATTTAATATGTCCTTATGCCCCTGCCAAATTAGAGTGTCTACTCCTAAAACATTCTCAACAAACCAACACGGGTCTTGCGCTCCGCGGTCCAAAATCGCTTCCATCCCTTCGACATCGCTCATAACGCTAGGTGTGACTAACATTATCCCGGTTTATCTCTAAAGCCTTCTTCGCTAAGTCCGTTATACTAAACCCAATGTCTCCACTTAGCTCTACACCCTGCGCTGCTTTCCCGTTCTTTTGCTCGTATATCCACTTCGTCATCTCTAAACAGTGCTTCGTACTCTGTAAACATCTCCGAATAGCTTCATCAGCAAGACTGTATAACCCATTCTCCTGCCAACGCTTTATATCGCTGATCTTTGTTGTCACCCCAGAGGAACTCTTTGCCATATATCTTTCCCTCCATATCTATCTAATTTAAGTATATCACGATTTTTTAACCAAACAAAGTTTTTTTGGTTTTTTGAACTATTTATTATTCTTATTTACTTCCGGATTTAAGACAAAGAGAAAGATAGCAGTAGTAGTAGTAACTGTGGATATGTGGATAAGTAGTTAAATTAAGAGCTACTTTACTGTTTTTTACCCTGTGCATAACCTGTGCATAACTCCTCGACAAGCTGTGGATAGATTGTGGATAAGCGCTAAAGGGTCAAAATTCAAAATTATCCTGCGGTGTAGCATACCCTAGACTATTTTTGAAATTATCCTGCGGTGTAGAAACGGGGATAATTAAAATATGGGGGCGGCTTAACAAACCTTGCCACCCTATATATCGCCACAACACATCATTACCTCATCTCTATTATATATTATGCGCGCTATATATTCACACGCTGTTATATATTACGATGTTTCCCTATATCTTTGCATTCATCATTGAGGTGGCACACATCATGCGACACAACAGCACAAGACAACAGCATTTAAGCAAGGACGAACGCAACGACACGACATAGGGGTAGGATAGCCCGACACAATTTAACGTGGCTATTAGAGGCGATAATGAGCTGTGGCGAGGCGGAACAAGTCTATTGCTGGCGGAAGAGCTGATAGATCATCAATGCCGGAGCTTTTAAGATAAGAGAATTCCGATCTTTTTTGTTTCTTTGAAATTTCTTAAATACGCAATGAGCGACAGCGAATGATCCAATTTTGATTGTTTGCGCTCTTTAGTAAAGGTAAAGGAAAAGGAAAAGGAAAAGGAAAAGGAAAAGGAAGAGGTAAAGGAGTTGGTAAGTAGTTGGTAAGTAGTTAGGCGGTAGTTGGATAGTAGATGGTCAGTTTATTGTACTTTTTTTCACAATATCCCGTTCCTCCGCATCTTCATCGCCCTACTCCATGATCGCTACAACCCCGTTACAGTTCGGTTACTCCGCCTATATCCCGGAAATAACTTGACAATCTCCGGGTCACTGTTGTATAATGTTTTTTATAGAGCTAAAACAACAAAGAGAGGAGGGGAGAATAATATGCGAGTTAGAGAGATCGACAAACATTCCGGGATGAGAGAAGTATTCATCAACAACAGCGAAAAAGAGGTACAGGGGGACTTGTTGCATTATGCGTTGCTGATGGCAATATGTGGCAGTAAGGTAGAACAGCGGGAGATCATGCGCGGGCTTGAGAGTTTAAGAAAACATGGGAGGAACTAAGAAATGATAACAGCAACAGGCCAAAAGATATACACCTTCTTCAACGACCCGGGCCACGGTTGGCTTGAGGTAGACCGCGCGGAGATCAACGAGTTAGAGATAGCCGACAAGATAATCAGAGATTATCAATCATACAGAAAGGAGGGATAGATCATGGCGCATAAGATACAGGCCTTCAAGATGTTCCGCTCTGTGTGCCGCATGAGCTTTTGGCGCGCATTGATAGAAGCGCTCAAGGTTTAGATCGCATAGCCGCCGGATAGCTTTCTATGCGAGGCGTCCGGCGGTGACTGTTTCCGCATAGAGAAGTGAGGAATAAATGAACAAAAACGAGAAAGAATTAAGACGGCTCCGGGAATTAGGGTATGGGATATACATATTTAACAAGCTTAGGAAAATATCCAAGCAGATAAACAACGCCGACACCCATTATTGTAACGGGGATTATACAGAACAACAGCACGGGATCAGGCTGGATCGCTTAATGAGAAGAGCGCAAATATTGGCGGATAATATAGGCTTTCTTGCCTATCATCAAAGCGATCCCCGCGGCTGCTCGCTGTACCTGATAACAAAACAACAGCACAAGATCGGCCAATACTCCGGAGGACTTGCAATATGCTAAACAAAATTAAAACAATGAAAGACCGGAAAAAAACACAGATTATGAATACTATTTATGATACCCTCTTTGGAAATATAAACTACGATCAATTTAATATAGATGATTGTGACTTGTGTTTTGTAGACAACGCCAAAGATGAAATAGTGTTCACTTATAAAGATTTTGGAAAGTTTGTTCTGTCTATCAAGAGAGGGAAACAAGATGAATAAAAAGAAAAAAACTAAATGGCTTGTTGGATTAAAGAAAAAAGGTAACATATAGGGGTATTATATGAGAGTTATTATAAATGTGAGAGGCGAAGAAATAAAGAGAGAGTTAGACGGATTTATTGAAAGAAAAGCAAAGCAAGTATTTCCTAATAAAGAATTTCAGATAGTAGAAAAATTAGACTTTGACCTGGATATTGACCCTGAAAGAATATATGAAATAGTTTTGGAGGTGGAATAATTGAAAGGACTGAAATTTATTAAGGTAAAATATGTTAGAGAGTTTGCAAAAGAAAACAATCATCAGATCGGATCGCAGGCTCTTGAGGCTCTCAATGTCAGAGTAAGAAATATTATTTTGTCGTCTTGTGGTATCACACCGCAAAAAGGCAGAATAAAAGAAACGGAGATAATGCTTGCCAAAGGATAAAAAAGCATTGAAACTGATCGCATTTAATAAGCATGATATTAAAGAAATCAAGTATATCGGGGGAAGTATGGGGTTAAGTTTAACCGCTTTTGTGCGCATGGCTGTTAAGGAAAAAATAAGGAGGATCAATGAGCGGGATTTTCAACAATAGCGCGGAAGATAAATTCAGAGAGCGTCAACTCGATGAATATCTAAACAACAAAGAAAGAGAGGAAGAAAAAATGGAAGAAGTAGCAGAAAAAACAATGGAAGAGATACGGGAAGAGATCAAGGTTGCAAAAAAAGCGAAACATAAATCCATTATAGAGGGTATAGAGCTAGTCATATTGTGCGGGTCAACAAGCGAGTCCGCTAAAAGTTTACTGCGAAGAGTTGTCCGGGCGTTAGAGGAGGAATGGAAAAATGCTTAAAGGGTTAAAAATGAGAGAATTAAATACAAGAGGAGCAAAAACATGGGACTAAAAGGCTTTCGTTGTCCAAAAGCCGATGGTTGCCCTATCAAGTTTGAAGAATGTTTATCCAAGTGTATATCTCCGGATGGTCTGCGTTGTTGTTCGCGGCCTACCTTACAACTTATGAGCCGGACAAGAAAATGGAACGGGATCCCGTCAACCACGCAATTGCTCAACGGAACACTCATGGAATTCCTCAAGATCACGAATGACTTCTACGAGTCGCCCATGAATATGGCCTTCAGAGTGCAAGGCACAAAGGTTCACTCCGGCCTTGAGGCGCAGGATGATGAGATGTCACTCCAGGAAGAACAGTTCAATGAAGGCATATCAGGGAAACCCGATTGCCTTGAAATGGAGAACGGCATCACAACGCTATACGATTTCAAGACCTCCGCGGCATACAAGGTCAAGAAAGCGCTCGGTATCAAAAAGGTCGAGATACCGACAGATCAGGTGTTCAAGTCAGGACCGCGCAAGGGTCAGCCCAAAATGTTGTCAGAATACCGCAAGACAGACTCTATTGACATGAGGGACTGGATATTGCAGGTAAACCATTATCGCATCATGTTTGAAAAAGCAGGGTTCAAGATAGACCGTATGATTATAGAGGCGTTCATTAAAGATTATAATATGGCTAAAAATACCAAGATAATAGGCCACGACCTAAAGCCTGTTGAATTGATAGATGTGCCGTTTATGCCGGATCAAGAAGTGCTGGATTACTTTAATGAGAAGTCGCGAGCACTATTGTCCGCGCTGGAACTCAACAAAACACCGGAAATATGCACAGTTGACGAAAGGTGGGAAGACAAGAGGTGTGAAAGCTATTGCCCCGTAAACCATTTTTGTGTATATTGGAAACAAAAATTACAAGAAAAGGAGGCTTTACAGAAGACAGACACGGCCGCGTTCTCTGATGAGGTTCAAAATATATTGAAGGAGGAATTGATATGACAGATAAAATGACCACTCTCGGCGATACAAAAATGTCCGTTACCATGAAGGATATGCTGCTTGACGACCTTAAAGACGCGCAGGAAGGGATTTCATTCAGACCCCCGCGCTATACCGTTGACCACAAATCACTCGAGTTTTACAATGTTGACAACATGAAGATACGGAAAGATACCGTAGAAGGCGTGATAGTTATTAACCAGAAGATCCGCGGATTATGGGAAGAGGGGCAGAAGTTACCGCTATGCTCGTCCCTTAACGGCAAGACCGGGACTTTCAAGGCTGCTGATGTAGTTGAGACAAGGCCGTGCGAATCCTGCCCGATGAACGCGTGGGGATCAGGAAAGGGCGGCAATGGCAAGGCCTGTAAGGAAATGAGAAGAGTTATGTTGGTTGAGAAGACAGATGACCTTTACCCGGTCGTGCTTACTATCCCACCAACATCGTTAAAGATATTTGACGGGTTTATCAGCACGATGATACACGAGAAAAAGCCGCCTATCATGTTTAATGTTAAATTCGCGCTTGAAACAGCCGAAAGCGGAGGGTTTAAGTTCGCCAAGATAAAAATGTCGCTGGGGGATGCGCTATCAGAATCCCAGATACTAAAAATGGCTGCTATTAAGAACCAATTTAAGGCACACCTTGAACAGACAGGCGTTGAAGAAGAATTAATAGATAGAACTAAAGACGAAGGAGAGAATCTGAAATTCTAATATGAAAAAAGAAGATAAACCTATTATTGCTATTAGGAAGTATTGTCTTTCTTGTTCCGGTGGAGTGAAAAGGGAGGTAGAGTCGTGCGATATGAAATCGTGCGATCTCTACCCCTACAGAAATGGAAAGAAGACAGTAAATGCTAATGAATCAAAATGATCTAAAAATGCTGCACGACCGCATAGAACAATTAACCAACCGCCACGTTGCAAAACTTATGAAAGAACTTGAGAATGAATGTGCCTATGAACTCAAGAAACCTATCAAGCTGGAGTTCTGGAGACTCAAAGATGATATTGTTTTATCGTTCAACCAATACATAAAAGGCGAAGGACTAGAAACATGGGAGGGGAATTAAATGGCCGGAGTAAACAGAACAATCCATAGTTGGTTTTGGCACGATCCTTTTGTTAGAACTCTAAACCCATCTGAAAAATTAGCTTTTCTTTATTTTATTACAAATATGCACACGACCTTATGTGGAGTATATGAAATACCGTGGTCCTTGGTGGTGTATGAGGCTGAAATAAGTGAAGAAGATATTGTTTCATTTTTAGAAAAAGCTAAAACAGCCAACAAGATGCTATATAATAAAGAACTTGGGGTTATATATATAAGAAATTATATAAAATATCAGACATATTCAAGACCAACATTCCTGTTTAATGCTAACAAACAACTGGGAGAATTATCCTTCCCTACGCAGACATGGCTTGAACAGGTAGGAGCATTTGATGAATTGTTGGAAAAGACCGGAAGAGGTAACTTTGTAAATAAAAACACAGAAATAAAAGAAGTTCTTGATTTCTTTGCGGCATCGTGGAACGGAAAAATGTCAAAGCCATTCACCATTGACTGGGACAAAGGCCAGAAGATCCTGCGCCCCATTATGAAACAATACAAGAAAGATAGAGTAATAGAATACATAAGGCTGTTCTTTTTATCTAATGATAAAGTATTCGTTGACGGTGAATATAGTCTTAATCTCCTACATCTAATTCTTCCAAAGATAAAAAATGTAGAGACTATTGAAACCATAGGACAGGAACCACAAAAAATAATAATCAATACTCCTGTAAAAGAAAAAAAGAGTACGGCGTTCGTTAAGCCTACACTTAAAGAGATACAGGACTATTGCAAGGAAAGAAAAAACAAGGTTGATGCGCAGACATTTCTTGATTTTTATATCGCAAAGAACTGGTTTATAGGAAAAAGCAAAATGATAGATTGGAAAGCGTGTGTGCGGACATGGGAAAAAAGAGATACAGGATTTTCCGGTAAAGTTGAGCCTGTTTATAAACAACCTGTATACGTGCCAACCCCTGACGAAGGGCCTATTGTCCCCATGCCGGAGGCAGCAAGAGCAGCCTTAAAGGAGTTTAAGATAAAATGAAAGACCAAATAGAAAAAGCCTTACAAGATAAAAGGGGGGTAGCTGATGACCGCTACTTCCTTTCTTGTCTCTGGGCTTCCGAGCGCAATCAACCTGGAACAGAACAATACAAGTTTGACCAGCAAACTTATTATCGTTTCTTATTGGCGCACACAGAGCCTAATGAATCAATGTTTGTTCTTAAGCGTGGGCTCATAAAGGATCGCAATCTACAACCTTTAAATCACACACAAGAGATGGAGTTCTTAAATAAGATCCCCGTTCAATACCCGGATAAGTATGACATCGGTCGTGGTTATATTAAGGAGGCTCTTAAATGAACACACAAGACCTTGCTGAGAAGTTGAGAGAGATATGGGTAGAAGCAATTTGCAACAGACGAGTAGCAGGGAATCCGTTTAAGGGCGTAGCTGATTTTGTAACAGCTAACTTTGTAGAGAAAGAAATAGTAAAAATGGATTATATACATAAAGATAAACTTAATGATTGCTATATTCTAAAAGAAGATGTTGATAGGGATTATGTGAGCAAAAAAGTTCATTGTAAGGGTGTTGGGAGGTGTGATAACTATGATTGTGAGTTGTTCGATAAACCACAGATGTATCTCGACTTCTGCGACGCTATGCTAGACGAGTTTATAGATGCTGTTTACTGGCTGGGATTTGAAAACGGCTTTGATTTTGGATACCAAGATATACAGATTCAGAAAGGGGTAATGAAATGACAATAAACGAACTTTTTGAAAAGTGGGTGGATTTTTCAAGTGATAAGTTAATACATCATCCATATGTGCCTGTCGAACAACAATTCACCACCGACATTATCTCTGTCTGTAAGACACTTATGAAAGAGATAGTGCCTGAAGAAGATAATGTCGGGAAACATCCCACGATAGAGGATGACTGGTTCAATGAGGGCAAAAATTATTGCCGTTCACTAATGCTAGAAAATATTGAGAAGTTAGGAGAAACAAAATGAGTAGTGTTGAAAATTCATACGGAGTGAATGAGTCATACGGAGTGAATGGGTCAAACGGAGTGAATTGGTCAAACGGAGTGACTGGGTCAAAAGGAGTGACTGGGTCAAACGGAGTGAATTGGTCAAACGGAGTGAATGAGTCATACGGAGTGAATTGGTCATACGGAGTGAATGAGTCATACGGAGTGAATGGGTCAAACGGAATACTAAATTCCTATGGTGTAGACAACGCTCTGTTTTTATCAGACAAGCCCAGAACATACTCTATCTTTGGTAAAGATGTTAGCGAAGAAAGATTTGAAGAAGTTTGGTCAAATCTACAAACAAAATTAAATGACTGGTATCCAGAATTTAACAACGCAAAAAAACTATGGTTGAAAGCGGGAAAAGACTGGAAAAAAGTAGACGCCTCTGAGATAACAGAAACACTAAAAGATTGGCAAAAACCATACGAAGCGTGGAAAGATATGCCAAAAGAAGCTATCGAGTATGTCAAGAGTCTACCAGAATTTGACGCTGTTATGTTCAAAAGAATAACAGGCATTGACACGAACATAGATGAAGTAGAGATAACGGCTAATGGTAAGACGGTGAAAGTTAGCAGGTCAACGCTTAAATTATTGGGATTGGAGTAATGAAATGCGGTATCTTGATCTATTTTCAGGAATAGGAGGTTTTGCACTTGGAATCACAGAAGCATACAATAATCAGCCACAGTCCGAGATGCGGAGATCCGAAGAAGGGGGGAACGGGACCGCTGACGAGCAGCGTGAACTCGTTCACGCTCGACTCAAGTCCCCATTTAGTAAGCACTACTTCAGCGAAATCGACAAATACGCCACAAGAGTGTATCAGCGACACTTTCCTGACGCTATTACCCTCGGCGACATCAGGAACATCAAGCCGGAAGAACTCGGTAAAATCGACCTCATTACCTTTGGATTTCCATGCCAAGATTTATCAATTGCTGGAAACAGAAAAGGTCTCGGAGGTAGCCGAAGTGGACTGTTCTTTGAGGCAATACGGCTTATCAGAGAACTCAAACCACAGATATTTGTCTTTGAGAACGTCAAAGGTCTTTTTTCAAGTGGGGGAGGACGAGATTTTGTCGAAGTATTGCGAACAGTTGCCGACTTGCGGATTTATGAGTGTGAATGGCAATTGCTTAACACTAAATGGGTTCTACCCCAAAATAGAGAGCGGATATATTTTATCGGACATCTTGCAGGAACAGGTGGACGAAAAGTATTTCCTATCAGAGGCGACAACGAAACGGCTGATGGGTTACAAGGACAATCAATTACAAACGCTATCAAAGCAAGATACGAGGGGGGGGGCGACGGAAGTTATGTTGTTGAAAGTAAACAGTATGCACAAACAAGAAAAAACAGTCAGGGGTATAGAGTGAGAGATACAAAGGGCGTGTCAACTACATTAGTAGGACAATCAACTACATTAGTAGGACAAGCGGGGGGGGGGAGGAGCAAAGACAGGCAGGACAAGCATGGAGTGTTTAATGGTAAACGGATAAGACGCTTAACGCCGGGAGAGTGCGAAAAACTTCAGGGGTTTTATCCGGGCTGGACAGAGTTTGATTGTGATGGAAACAAGGTTTCGGATAGTCAACGCTACAAAATGTTAGGTAATGCAGTTTCAGTCCCAATCGTGAAAATGGTATTTGACAGGGTTGCTTGGATCGGATAAATAAGAGAAGTTAGGAGGTAAAAATCAGTCCGAGTCTAAAAATAATAAAGGAGAATGATTATGGAAACGAATGTTCAGGAAATCAGTATCAATGGAGTGTCTTATGTCCCTAAAGGTTCGAGCGAAAAAGAAGCAGAGAGCTTAGATGGTATGCCCTATGTTATTTGCAGGACATACTCGGCAGGAGTATTTGCAGGATACCTGAAAGAACGAAATGGGCAGGAAGTTAAGATGATAAACGCTCGTAGATTATGGTATTGGGACGGAGCCGCCAGCCTTTCACAGTTGGCGGTTGATGGGGTTAAAAAGCCAAAGAATTGCAAATTTCCATGCGAAGTTCCAAGTATTGAATTGTTACAGGCGATAGAGATTATTCCATGTTCAGAAAAGGCAAGAAAGAGCATAGCAGCGGTCGGAGTATGGCAGGAGAGCTAAAATGGCACTAACAAAAATTGTAGATACTGGCGATGGCTCTGGCTCTGGCTCTGGCGATGGCTCTG